CCTCATCATGTCTGCGAGTTATATCCCCAGTCACTGGATGCGCAGTGAAGTTGAGGTCTAAATCAGAGAAAATTCTTGTATTTCTTGCCATATGGTTTATTTAGGTTATTCTATAAAAGTGTTGGAAGAACCTTGCGCAATTGCATCTCCGTCTCCAATACTGTCTCCGATTCGAACTGCTAAGTTACCCTCAATATAAGTCTTTCCAGCAGAACTAGATGGTATTCTACTGCTCTGTGGATGAACAGTTGTACCACAACTATGAGTGGCAAACTGGCAATCTCCGCTCTTTGAACCAGCTAATTTACCGTTAAAATATGTCTTAGTCACACCTGTAGTCACCATTGGAGTTGGTGGAAAACATCCATGTCCTGTGCTGTTATCTCCGATTGTTGATACAGCAGGCATTATCGTCCAATCCTAGTCTGAGCAATAGCAGTTAACAAAGCAGTTTTACCCGCATCCCAGTTAAATGTAGAAACAACGGTATAAGTCTGTTGAACATCTGGACCAATAAAATTTTTATCCTTAGCTGTTACAGTATAACTATAAGTTACAGTTTGAATAGTCGGTGCAGTAAAAGAACAAATTTCATATGAATTTGTTATATCATTAAAATTATTAACAGTATTATATGTTTTATCTTTAGTCAAATATGTAATACTACTATTGCCATGATATGTTGCATCATATTGACCAGAAATATTATTGGTACCAACAGTCATCATAGGGTTTGGTTTATCTGTAACTATTCCTGTGACTTCATAGTTTGTTGATGCTGCACCAGTATAAGAAAATGTTTGTGAGTAGCTGGTATAAACAGGCAACTGATCCACTGTCGTCAAAGCAGTATTGGAAGGAGTCCAAGGCATTATGCTGCTTTCGGAGGAATGCTATCTAACAAAACAAATCCAGAGGGAATACGCTTTGAATCCCGTTTATAAACTTTATCATTCACCATCGTAAACGCTTGTTTTCTTGCACCCTTAGACTTAAATGATACATGGATCCAAACTGATTGAGGGAAACGATATTCAAGAATCAACTGATCATAAGGAAGGATCTTTTCTAACTGTTGAATGATCTCATATGTTTTTGTATTTTTGTCTGGCAGCATAATACCAATATCAAATGCTTGCCCCTTACAGTGGTCTGATGTTGGTGACTCGTTTGCAACTATACCCTTTAAACGATAACCTGAATTAATCTTCCACTGTTTCTTATATCCTCCAATACCACCTGGAAGAACTCCCATCGCTGGTTCAAGAATATTCTGACAAGTCTGCGCAAGATTACATACAATCTCGGGAGCAGTGTATAATCTTTCTGGTGCGTCTTTACTATCCTTAAGCATCTGATCAACGAGTTTATGTTCACCACCAACACCTCCATCCATTAACATACCAAGAGTGAAGTTTTGGGACATTCTAAAATCATTTGTAAATTGTCTTGTTGCGTAAATAATCTCACAACTTACTGGAATAGTAGTATTAGAACCACCTGATGGTTTTCCTGCTTCTTCTGACGCTACTGGTGCAGGTGCTCCAACTACACCTTCTTTTCTAGTAGTCTCAGCAGATGCCGCACGACCTTCTGGTGTGTCAAAGTCATCTGGAGTTTCAGCAACAGTCTTTTCTTCAAACTGTCTTTCTGGAGGAATTGAATATGGCACAACTGGAGATAGTGGATTACCTAAATCTGGAGGAGTCAATTCTACATCAGGAGCAACAATAGTTTCGCTACCAGCTGCACCATTACCAAATTGACCTTGAGAGTAATCTGCAGATAATGTTCCACCAGCAAGGATATCCATACTACCACTCGACTCAAGATTAACTGTGGCACCGAGTAGGTTAAATCCTTCATCAGCAGCAACTGAAACTGCAGATCCATTCACTGCATAATTAGTATCAGCTTTCTGATTAATATTTGCAGCTTGGATATCAATATCACCAACTGCTTTAATAAGAATGTCTCCACCTGCAGCCATGTAGATATCATTGGCAACACCAATGTCTAGATTTTGCCCAACTTTAAGTGTAGCATTTTGCTCAACTTGAATGTTCGCATCAGTACGAGCATAAATGTTTGCATTACCATTCACAGTAATGTTTAATTCACCAGCTACGGATAGACAACCATTCTTTTCCATGACAACAAAGTTATCACCGATGATGTAGTTAACCTGTGTTCCGTTTGGATCGATCTCGCTAAATGTTCCAGATCTATGGTAAGTGTTTATTCTTTCATACCCTGGAGTATCATCAAATTCTTGTAGGTGACCAGATTCTGTTTCAAGAACTTTGTTAAATGGATACTTTGCTCCATATGGTGCTTCTGGTTGATCCCATGATCCGTTATCAAGTGCTTTAGGAACACCCAGCTTTCGGATAGCATCTTTCTTCTTAATAACTGTACCTTCAATAACACCACGTGCAAGACGATTAGTGTCTGGCTCACCGATATACTCTTTTAGAGGATACTTGTTGTTTGGGTCTCGGAAACCAGTAGTACCAGAACCAGTTTTTACAGATTCTGGTGATGGTTGTGGAGTTGTTACATTGCCTACTGGTGGTGTATCTGGAATTGGTGGGTTGGCATCTTTCTCTGGAGCACCAACATCTGGTGATTGCCCATAGAAATATTCATAGTATGCTTTCTTTTTTGCAGCGATATCAGCTGAGTTTACACCAACTGCTTGTTTTGCTGCAAGGAAATATCCAGGATGATCATTTACATTAACACCCTTTGGCACTCTGTCTTTAATGTACAATGCAGCAACTAATGCTGACACATTAATATCAGCATCAAGTGAATCTGGATTGTTAACAATATCCAGAGTCAAACCCATCTGATTGGCAAGTTTCTGGTATCTTGCATAGTTTGATTTACCAGTTAACTGAATAAATCCACGACCATAATACTTTCCACCATCTTCATCTGTTTGATTACCAAGAAATCCTTTTCCTCTTTTTGTTGGACCATATGCCCATGAGAAGAATTCTTCTCTACTTAAACCTCGTTTTCTAGCATTAGAATATTTGGCAATGTCTTCTGGAGTAGCAAACGAGTAAATAGTTTTAAGACGTCCTTCATTATAATTATACTCTTCTGATGTTGGAACCCACGTACTTTCACCACCAGCAATACCCAACAAAGCACATTTCTGTTCTTTAGTAGTCAATCCAACTTTATCACATGCAGCAATAAGTGCTTTAATACCTTCTGATGCCTTGTTTGGGTTACTAGAAGACTTTGGTGGTGGGATAGTTGGTATTGATGAATTAGATGCTGTTGATTTTATTTTATCTGCAGTCGATCCTGTTACCACTGCAGTTCCATCGCTAGTGACAAGATTAGTGACTTTACTTTCAGCAACAGCTTCAAGATTTGATGGTGCTGCTTGAAACTTTATAATATTTTCTTGATAATTTATAACAGTATTACTAATTGTAATTTTAGTACCACTATCAACAGAAACAATAAATGTTCCTGCTGGAAGTCCAAAGCCTAACACTCTCATGTTTGCTTTTAAATCTTTGGTTAGATTAGTAGCACCAGTTTCTTTATCATAAAATGTTAATTGTGTGCCATTTGTTGGACCAGGAATAGTTCTTAATTCCAAATTTTCAATTTTACCGCCAGAAGCAATTGGTGCATCATCTTCTTTATCAATGGGTGCTGGCGCAGAAGGAATACCACCAACAGTACCAATCATAATTGGTTGTTGATTATCAGTATCCGCAAAAATAATAATTACACAAGTACCCTCAACTGGACCAATAGGAGAGAATCCAATACCATTCATTGCAGCAGATGTAACTGACTGCATTGGATGCGCCCATGGTAATTCTGAAGTAGGAAGCTGTGATTTGTCGTGTGTATGCAATCCAACTACTCGGACTTGACAACGACCAAGTTTTAATGGATCACTTCTATTTTCTACGACACCATAGTAAAAATTCATTATTTGTTCCTATTCATATTCATTTGCGATGATTCTTTAATTAGTTCCATATGGCATTCATGTTTTTCTCTATCAACATGATGGTTAATAGCAGCAATGATATAATAACCTGAAAACATTTTATCCGTTGTGTCTTTATCTTTTGGAGACATTGGTTCTATTCTATTTAATACAACACCAACTTTCTGTCCTACCGTGTAGTCAGTTCTCCCAGGAACTGTAATCCTAATTTTATTTGACTCTGCCAGTTTCATCAAAGATGCTCTCTCTTGGAATGTCTTAGAATTGGTGACATCACCAAACCCATTAAAGTTACCGTAGTCTTTGGGATAGTTGATTAATGTTGAGTTTGATCTAAAAACTGCTTTGTCAGAATTGATTGGATGTTTGTTTAAATGCTTTTGCTGTTCATATCTCTGAAACATATTGTAGTTCTTAACTGAATATGTTTTCTTTGTAACATCATACATAATTTGTCTAGATGACAACATACCACTACGAATTCTATCCATGTAATCATATGCTACTGGTACACTGATATCCGTAATTCTTTTGTAGTCTTCATTTACATTTCGGATATCACCACCATTGGGTAATTTATCACGAGTATATTTGTCATATGTAAATTCTTGGAATGGTTTATTTTGATATAACATTTCTAAACTAATAAAGTAAAACCCATCTCTATTCTCGAAGAAAACATAGTTTGGGGTCTTATTCATATTGACTGCATTCTCGCAAAGATACATAATGTTCTTAATTGGAGACCAGTAGTTTGAAATATACTTTACATTAGAAAGTGTTGGCTCGACATGAACTTTCTTTTCACTTTCCAAACCTATAACTTTATCTTTAATAAATGGTGTGACTAACTCAGAAACTTTATTTCCAAAAACACGACTAATCTTTTTGTTAAGATCTGCTACTGCTTCAGTAGAAATAAAATGTATCTGATAAATCACAGAACGATCGCCAAGAAGTTCTCTATCAGTCAATTTGTAGATATAATATTTACCTTTAACCGCACTGTCTTTTAGAGCAGGTGTTGTAATATCTAATTCAACATATTCTTCACCAATAAATGGGAAAAGATTAATCAAATCTAATGATTCTTTAATAACAATACTACCAGTTATAAATGGTGAAAAAATATCTTCATAAAATTGCACAGTTAAAACTTGCCCTGTGATATCCTGATGAAAACCTTTCGGGGTAATTATTTTAACTTTATTGATGCTGACATCGCCAGCAAATCTCAATTGTTGACTAGATTTCATTACAATAATTCTTTATATTGTGTCAGTATAGTTGATATAACCTGTGGTGAAATTACTTTTATTCTTCTCTTTGACTCATTGAGTTCTCTTTCGTAATCATCATTTGATACTGATACCGCACCAGTGACAGTAGAGTTCACAACAAACCCAGCAGCATTTACATAGTGGCGAGTTGCATATCGTTGTGCACCATAGGTAGCTACAATATGGTTTTCTAATGCCTGCTCTGAAAGAGGGAAGTCAGAAATATAATCATGTTTTTGATTTGTCAGCATAATGATCCAATGATATTCTGGATCACCATATATCTTTTCAGCAACAATTTCTGGAGTCTCTCCATCAACAATATCATATTCATCGAATAGAGTTACATTCTCTAAAACTTCTTTACGGAAACGAACATTTCTAGTAATATCTGTTACAACGGATGTCTTAGTAGTAGTTCCATATTTAAAGTCGTATAAAAACTGTGGGAATTCTTTAAAGTACATTATAGACCATCCGCAATCTTGTCTTTGGTTAGTAGAGCAAGTTCTCTAAAATTCATAGTAATATTAATCTGTGTTGGCATACCATTATCAAATGTAGTGAATGCACCATTCGGTGTATAATTGACATTGAGTTCTGTTAATACGCAAGATGTATGACGATGTAAGTTTATGTTCTCTTGGCCATTTTGATAATAGAAAATATCAAATTCAGATGGGTAGATATAAACAAAATTATTATTATCTTTAAACTCTGGGTGCATATGGTATTTAAGTGTTTTGATAATGTTTAAAACATTGGCTGCTTCTGTAGAACTTCTTGGGAAAAACTGATAATCAAAAGCGAATGTTCTAAAATCTACACCCTTAAAGATTTGTTCTTTCTTTGGGTTTGAAGCCAGACCAGTGGCTGCAGATAATCCTGCTGCATTTGGACCTTTCGATAAAGCCAAATTAGTAATGATGGCTTTTGCTGGCTCAGCTAAGTTTTTAGCATCACCCTTACTAACAGCATCTATCAATTCTTGTGATGCTGTTGTTGCCATTTGTAACGCACCAGTATCTTCATCACCCCATTGCATTCCGTATCTAATGGATAGTTGATTTGGCACGTGCATGGCAATAGCAGTTTTTAATCTTCTTTGAGCACGAGTTGCCGATGCAGCCATTAAAGCAGTCGCACCAGCACCAATAGTCGCCAATCCAGCAGCAGTGGCACTGGCTTCGCCAATACCAAGTGATTTACCTAAGATTGCGCCACTAGCATTTAAAGTAGCAGCACTAGCAAACAACTTTCCAGTAGTTAAGTTTTGAGCAATAAGATCTCCACGATCTCTTGGAGTGATATTATCTACAAAATTATCATTAGTTAAAGACTGTGCTAGTTTAGAATCTACTGCTACATTGATGTAAAATATAACATAATTACCACCATATTTTCCGCCTGCAGCTAGTAAATCTTCTGGATACATGTGCTGTTTAACTTCATATGGAGAATTAGAAGCACCTTTATGCGTAGCTTCACCTCTAGTACTACCCATATTTGGTGGGCGACTAAGCGTTGTAGCTTTATCTCTAATAGCTGAAGTGGCAGAAACCACTCTATCTCTGATATCTGGAAGGAGTGCCATTTGTTGTCTTTACCCTAAATATGGTTGTTATTATCCTAATTAGTTATTTATGTTCCACAAGAGAAAGTTTATTCCTATATTCCCAGAAAAATATACAGGAGATGCCACAAACATTATCATGAGATCCAGCTGGGAAACACGATTCGCTTCTTGGTGCGATAAGAACCCTAGTGTGTTAAAATGGAGTTCTGAGGAAACAATTATACCGTATAAGTGTCCAACGGATAATCGTATTCATCGCTATTTTGTAGATTTTAAGATTACCGTAACTACAGGTAAAACCTATCTGGTTGAAGTTAAACCAAAAACACAAACCCTACCACCTATTTATCCTGGAAAGAGAACCCAAAGATACTTACAAGAGTCTTTAGCGTTTATGAAGAATCAAGCAAAGTGGGAAGCAGCAAACGAATTCGCAAAAGATCGAGGCTGGGAGTTCAAGATTATAACTGAACACGAGTTGGGTCTAGCACCTAAATAAGAGTATGGCTCAAAAATCACCAATGCTCGATGTATTCGAACGAAACAAATATGACTTAGCGACTAGCGTCAGAAAGTCTAAAGGATGGTTCGAACAACAAGTCACTCTGTTGACTAAGCAACAACTCACCCCAGCAAAAGTACTAAATGGAAACACAGATCAATTAGTGACTAGAATTATGCCTGGACGACTATACATGTATGGTTACGATCCAAAGGGTAAGAAGGATTTGCCATACTATGACAGATTTCCTTTAGTATTTCCATTTAGTAGAACACCAGATGGGTTTATGGGATTAAATATGCATTATCTTCCATATTATTTAAGGATAAGATTACTTGATTCTTTGTTAGTGTTTAAATCTAACAATCGTATGGATGAAACAACTAGATTAAAGTATTCATGGCAGGTTATAGATGGAGTCTCTAGATTCTCCGCAGCACAACCATGCGTCAAACAGTATTTAACTGGGCATGTAAGAACACAATTCAGACAAATCGATGCCGCAGATTGGGCGACTGCTATGTTACTTCCAGTTGAACGATTTGTTGGTGCATCTAAAGAAGAAATATGGTCGGATTCGATCAAGAAAATAAGAAGGGTTTAAAATGCCACTTAATTTACCGTTTTTTAATAAAAACACTGCACGGAAAGATGCTAAGCCGAATAAGATTAATCAGTTTATAGCCGAAGTCAAAACTGGAGCATTAGCAAGATCTAATAGATTTGGGGTAGAGTTTCAACCACCAGCAGGAATAAATCCAGGAAATTTGAAAAAGATTTTACTATTTTGTGATACAGTTCAACTTCCAGGAATTAACTATGCAACTACTCAAAATAGATCATTCGGTGAATTTCGTGAAATTCCTTATGAAAAACTATACGAACCAATCAGTCTGACTTTTTATGTAGATAACGATATGCAGGTTAAGAAGTTATTCGATGAATGGATGAGTCTAATCTCGAATCCAACCACTAGAACATACAGCTATTATAATGACTATATTTGCAAAATGGTTATTGAAGTTCAAGACATCAATGATAAAACTAGATATCAAGTTGAACTAAACGAGTGCTATCCTAAGAATGTCAACGCTGTTTCTTTAGATAATGCATCTAAAGACGTTATGAAATTGACTGTTAATATGCAGTACAAATATTGGGTGGCAACTCCAGTAACTCAATTAGCAGACGATCAAAAGATTCCTACCAGTTTCATTGATAAACTAACTAAAAATTTTACAGGATTCCAAGAAACATTGAATAGAACATTGGGTAGTACTGCAGGTAACTTTGTTACTGGTTCTGTTCTATCATATGGAGTAACTAAACTTCCAGGATTATTGAAGTTCTAATAAATACATCATTAAGGATTGCGAATGAAGATTGATGAAACATTATCTGCCGAGTTTGG